CGGGTACAGCTGCCCCGCGTTACGGTGCGATACTGTGGAGTCGAACCACAATCCCATCTCCCGGGTCGGTAGGCTGCCCATTTTTCGCAGGTATCGCATATAGAAGCAGCCCACGAAACGGGGAAGGAGCGGGAAAGCATGAAAACCCGCCGGGCGGAACCGTTTCGGAGGCCGCGTGGCAAGCGTCGCGCTCAAAGCGCTGAATCGCTTGTAATTATTTTAGCCTATCCATGAGGATTTTAACAGGACGCCGCGTATATAAAAACGCGCTTTATTTTTGTGCGTTTTTATCAAAACTGTCCCAGATTTCCGCTAGAGTGATAAGCCCTCGCTTGATCCGGCTCCGAATAACGCGCGGGTCGAGAAAGCCAGATTCCTGCGCAATGACCGTTTGCGTCTTGCCGTTGACGTAATATTCGCAGATGGCCTTTGCGCATTCCGGAAGCTCATACAGGCAGTACGCCCGTCGGGTGGCTTCCATGCGCAGATTGCACAGGTCGGTTTCCATCCGCTGGAGCCTGCGCCGCTCATCCACGATGTTTGCGGCGCCCTCTCCAACCTTGTCCCCGTTGCCCGGTGCCAGCGGCATGCCCGTCATGCTGGGCGTGATATGGCTGGCAAGCAGCCTTATCTGTGCAATTTTTGCACGCTGTGCCTCAACGGCCTTTTGACCGTCCCGGCACTGCTGAAACCATGCTTTGACGGTCTGGTAGTCCACGCCGTTGTCAGGTCTTGGTGTGTCAGCTTCAAGCGTCCACGTTTTGGTCATTTTCATCCTCCTTTTCTTCAATTTCGTCGCCCAACGCATCCCAACCAGGCACACGTTGACGGGCAAAAAGTTCAATGCGCGGCACATCCCCCAGCAAATCAACAATGCGCCGCCGTGTTTCTTCTGGTTTTACGCTGTGCGCTTGGATAGGTTCCTCAATAACCTGCCGCACGGAGTGGCTTTTTATCTGCTTTTTTGCGCAAAAGTCATGCGACACACCCAACAGACAAATTTCTGCGTTTGCCCTTGTGTACGCTCCCATCCCAACGAAGTTTTTTCCGCATTTGTATTTTTTCACCCAAACAAAAGCAGCGGTTTTGTAAGTGAACCCCCAAGCATCCATAACTAGAAGTGCATCCGGGAGTGTTGGAAACGTTGCCCACATGAATAATAGGCATCCACCTCCCGCAAGCTGTTGGACAGGCAGAGCGCAAATATCATCGGTGGTCATAGTTTTGTAATGCTTGGCTGCGTACCCTTGTTTTTTACCAGCCGCTCCTTTTTGCAGATAGTTCCACGGTGGGTCTGCATATATGACGGAGTATTTTTTGTTTGGAAAGTCCATATCATCCATCCATTTCTTTAATCCAGATCTCCACCCGGGGGTTCTTCCGATCAAGCTCCACCCGGCTGCCATCGTGGGCGGCAACAATTTTGCTGTTGTCGTCCTCCAGTACGTGGGCTTTCACCAGAATGTCCGTTGTGGCCTCGATGAGGTTTGCCAGATCGACCCGGCGGGCGGTCTTCATGTAGTACACGCACTTCACGTTCACGCGGGCAGAAATTGGGCTGCGCGGCCTTTTGATTTGCCGCAGGCAGTCGGTCTCATAATCCACATAGGCTTTGCTAGGGGCCACAAAGCGCCCGCCTGAGCGGCTTTTGAGGATGCGGGCAGAGTTCTTCTTGGTGCGGGGGTCGCCGTAGAGGGTCAAGTGCATTTCTTTCGTTCCTCGCTGTTCCACTGCTTGAGTGTTGGTGCGTAATGCCCGCACATCAAACAACAAAGTTCAGTCCCCGGGGCCGACAGCACTGTGAGCTTCGGATTAACTGACTCGATTTTCTTTCCCCATGCAAGAAATCCACTCCCGCACTTTGGGCAAGGAAGAACAGTGTATGATCTTTTCATCATTTCTCGTCCTCCACATAGCGCCAGCTCTGGGGCGGGCTGGTAATTTCCACAGGCCGCATACCAAACCGTGTCTCTTGCAAGCCAGTGAGTTCTCGCAGGTCGAGTGGTCGGTCATAAATTTTCAAGTTGGAAATGTGCCAGCCATAGCCATCACTGCCTTTGAGATACTTTTCTGCCTCCGCTTTGGTCATGCAAGCCGCTTGAAGCAGTGCATCTGCTGGTTTATACCACCCGTCCAATGTCAAAATGTTTATGTCCATCATCGTTCCGACGTGGACGAGCTTGTCGATTTTGTCACAGGTGAACTCGCCAATTACTTTTCTGTCCATCTTCCGCAAGCCCTTTGGTGTCCTCATTAGCCATCCGCTATTGCCTGAACAGTAAATGTACACTTTGAACGGCGTTTCCAGCTTCGGGAGGGTCTTTCGTACCTCCACGGTTTTCATCCCGCTCCAAATCATCTTGCACCAGTTTGGCCGAATGCTCAAGAGAACAGCTTTCACAGTTTTCCTCCAATCAGATCGTCAATGTGCATCTGCACAGCCTGCTCCGGCACATCTTCCCAGCCGATGCCGATATAGTCCAGCACACGGCCCCAGCCGTACCAGTTTCCGTTTTCGTCCCGGCAGACGTGCTTCATCCAGAACTCCCACTCTTTGGGGTTTGTCTCCCGCAAAATGTCAAACCGATGCGGTCTGCCCTCGATGTGGATTCCAAAGCCACACATTGTGCAGCCGGTGCGCTGTGCCTTTGTGGTGTACAGCTTGCCGTCTCTATCCTTCGCAATTTCGCCATATTCAGCGGGAATGGGCACATCTAGGTCAAGTGCAAGCTGCAAAACGTCTTGTCGGTCAAAAATGGCAAAAGGTGCGCTGCGGGTGGTCGTCTTTCCGAAGTAGTTGCAGCCGTGCATTTTCAGGCTCTTTTCACGCCGACCGCCCTCACTGGCCATAAGGCCCATATAGGGAACGCTGTCGTGTTCACGTGCCCAGTCGTTGCAGGGCTTTTCCTTGAGGTAGTAGCAGCAGCGGTCTGATACTTTGAACGGGGCCGCCCGATACCCAAGCTCCGCGCCCTCTGCATCGGCACCGCCGAACAGCTCAAGCCATTTCTGCGGCAGCTTCATCCGGCTGTTTTTCTGCCAGCCGCCGTATTCTCCAGTTTCCCCGGTGATGATCGCATGCCGCACGGTTGCGTTTTGCTCTGTCGGGTTTTGCAGCAGCATGATCTTGCCAGCCTTTTCTTTGCTGATGACGGGAAAGCCAAACTCCTGCAAGACCTGAACCTTGCTTTTCAACGGCTTCAGGAACACGAAAGACGGCGCTTCGCCATCGCCCATCCAGTTTTTGTATTCGATCTCCATCTCTGCTGCCATCTTCTTGTGCACCTGCTGTACGCCTTTGCCTTCCAGCGAGGAGCAGGACACGCATGTAACGGGCAGCCCGATGCTCTCCAAAAAGTAGTGCAGCGTGATGGAATCCAGGCCTCCCACGGACAGGTGCACGCCCTTGTCGTGCTCTTTTGCCCAGTAGTAGAATGCCTCGGCCATTTTCTGCGCGTGCTCCACCTTGCGCTTGTAATCCCACTTCTGCATCGTCTGAAAACGCTCGATGTTTGCCAAAGAGCCATTTTCAGCCATAATCTCCTGTACGGTTTTCATGCTTGTTCCTCCTTCATCTGTCCGCTCCTCCGTTCGCTCCCATGTACTTCTTGCGTCCCCGCTCCCGGTGGCGGTCCTCGTGGTCGTAGTGGTAGACCTTGCCTGTATCCAGCATCTCTCGGGTGTAAGCGGCTTCTGCGCCGCGCTGTCGCTTGTACTCGGCGTACTTGGGGCAGCTGTCGTGGCAGATCGGGTGCCGGTCGGGGCAGTTTTTGCAGGGGTTAAGGATTTTCATTTTTCTGAACCTCCGGCATCGGCATCCATCTTGGATAAAGCTGCGGGTCAACTGCCACAAAATCCCACGGCGCAGCTTGAGCAAATTTAGCATCCATAAAGACAGCAATCACTTTCCCGTATGCGGCATCCTTTTCCGTCGGTGGGTTCTCTGACGTCTTGCGCCAATGCATCCGGTTTGCAAGGTGGAGCAGCTCCACGGCTTCGTTCATCTGCTGTTCATCTTCACAATGGATGGTCACGTCAAAATCACTGTCGTACATGTGTGCCTTTCCATCTTCACCAAAGGTCACAATCAATTCACCCATTTTGCAGCTCCTTTCTTGTTGGTTCGCTCGCCCGCAGCCTTGCCGCTTCACGCGGGGCGGTGGTGATATCGGCCTGCGCCTGCTTCAAAAACTCGGCACGGCGGTATGTAAGATCCGGCATTTCAGCCAGCTCTGCAAGCCCCCCAACGCTCCCGGCATAGGATTTTGCCGCCGGTGGGAGTTGGTCATACAGGGCTTGCAGTTCTTTCTGTCCGTCACTACGCAGCAGCCCGCCCTTTTCGTCAATGCCGGTCACCATCGGGAACTTGCGCCAGCTCAAAAATGTCTGTGCCTTTCGTGCCGCTACAGCCAGAGCTTCCCATTCAGCGGACGGGTCAAGACACTGGGAAAGCTGCTTGAAGATGTCGGCCACCGTGACCGGATAAACGCATACTCGGTTCGCCGCCAGAAAAGCCCGCTTGACAGTATCGCCGTCATAGTCGCCAAACTGATACGTCCACACATCGATGGTGGTCTGCATCTCCTCATCGGTCAGAGGCTTGGAACCCAGCTTGTACAACACAAAATTCATGCGGATCAGCTTTGCCACGTCTTCCCGCGTCATGTCTCAAACCCTCTTTCTCTGTCCATCTTCGCCAGCACCCGTGCAAGCTGGTCATCTACGGTCTCGGTTGGCTGCTTGCCTCGCGGTCTGGCTTGTCGGCTTTGTTCGTTTGCTTCCACATCCCCCGGTGTGCGCAGGCCGTCTCGTTTCCATCCGGACAATATGCCGTTGATGTAGTTCCACGAGCGCTTTCCGGCTTCTGTGGCCTTGTCAATCGCCAGCAGGATCATCTCTGTGCTGTACTCCTGCCGCCACTTCTGTAGCTTGTCCAGAGCAGAACGTGGGAAGTCTCCAACGGCCTGCTGATAATGCTGGACGATTTTAGAAAGTTCTACATCAACGGCGGCTGGGGCGCCTTTATATACACCACCGTTAGGTGATATAACAGTAACAGTATCATTAACAGTATCATTACCATTAACATTAACAGATACAGCCGGATTTGCCGCGTTTTGCTGCTTTTGCTCGGCAAAATCGGCATTTGCCGGATTTGCCGCGTTTTGCTGACGTTTGCCGTTTGTTGCTTCTGCACCTTTTCGCCCTGCAGCGGAACGCTTTTCTCGCGTTTCATCCCACTTTTTATCGTTTTCTTCCAGAGCGTCAGCCATAAAGTCCCATGCCATCACAAGCATCGGGTCTTCAAATTCCGGCTGTTCAGGAAAATCGAGCAGCGCCTCAAAAATGCGGCCTTTTTGTTCCAAGGATAGGCGGCGCAGCGGTTTTTTCCATGACTTGTAGATGATGAGACTCTTTTTTTCTATCTCTTTCGTTTCAGCTCACCTCCTTTCCGGTACGCCCGTATAGCCAGGTAGCACAGCTGCCAAAATCAGAAGGGAAGATCGTCCGCGTCGGAAATCTCGGCGAAGTCGTCCACGCTGCCCTGTGCGTAGCTCTGAGGCTGCTGCGGGGCGCTGTGCGCGGCGTTTGCTTCTCGCACATGATTTGCCGTCTGCTTCTCGTAGGACGCCGTGGCGGGCTTGTCTGCCGCCTTGGGGCCGCAAAAGCCGACTTCTGCGGCAAGGACCTCTGTTGCTGTGCGGTTGTTACCGTTCTTGTCTTGATACTGGCGGGTCTCCAGACGGCCCTGCACGGAGATCATGCTGCCTTTCTGGAAATACTTCGAGACGAACTCCGCCGTTTTGCGCCATGCGGTAACCGTGATGAAATCCGCCTGTCGCTCTTCGCCCTGCGGAACATAACCGCGGTCAACGGCGACGCGGAACGTGCACACGCTGTTCCGGTTCTGGGTGATCTTCAACTCCGGGTCGGCCACCAAACGACCCATCAATGCCACAACGTTAAGCATGAGTTAAACCTCCGTCTTCTTTAGGCTGCTTCTTGGCACACTCTACGCAAAGGATGCGCCCGTATTTCTTTTGGCTGCGCTCGCTTGCCTGCTCTGCACTAACTTTGCTGCCCTGATATGTAAAGCCGGTGATCTTCTTCCCACAGCAGGAACAAACTGGTGCAGGAGCAGCGGGAAGTGGATCATATTTGGTTTTATCGGCGTTCCAGTACACATCTGCACCGATGCCCAAAGCCTTGCAGGCCACGCTCTGAGCGTCCGTGTAGGCCTTTTTATAGGCGTCGTCATCCGTACGCAGGCCGTCCCGCTCCATCGTGATAAGCGTAGAACCACCAATGCCCGGGATGGGGGCGCTCCACGCTTGCTCAACGTCCTGCCGAATATACAAGCAGGTGAAGCAGTGCACCATGACCTCGCCCTTTGCTCCTTGCTTTTCCTCGAAAACAGGAGGGTCAAACTTCCATCCGATGCCCGCTGGACCAAAAAGCTCTGTCAGTTTCTTGATGCGCCACATGGGGTTAATGTCTGTCTTGCCTTTCAACCTACCCGCCGCAATAGGCTTTTGGGCTTCTTTGGGCACTTCCCGGCACTGCTCGTAAATGGTCATTTTATCCATGATGATATGCCGCCTCCTCCATTCCGTGCTTCTGACAACGTTCCTCTAAAAGCGCGTGCTCTGTGCTGTACGACGATTCCGCGTTCATGGACGGGTCGCGCGCATACGAGAACGGATTCTCAGAAGCCAGAACCTCCAACGCATAGACGGACTTGCCAATAAAGTATCCGGCTTCTCTGAGCTGTCTGGAGTAGTCCGGGCGGTCTTCCTCTCTGTCGTACGGGTGCTCGTAGCGGTCATAGATCATCCCGGCAGTAAGCGCCTGCACAATGTCCGTGAGCTTGCTGGCGCAAGCAGACAACGCCCTGACAGCCTTCAGCTGCTCCGTGAGCGTCCATTCCGGGACGGTTGCCGCGTAGTTAAGAC